CTTCTGTAATAGTGGCGATAAATTGATCAGCACATGCACGTTGATCTTTGGCGACAACATAATTTTTTATGACTGTCCATAGTTCAACCAATGCTACGCTATCTGTTGTCTGTAATTTCATAGGGGGTCCTTGTTCTGAAGTTTATACTTCGGTGTTATTTAGTTGCGCTTGGGGTTCTTCTTCGATAAGCGCGGTTAGAATTGCTATGAGCCATGCGCGGGCGGGGCTGTCTGATTTTGCGCTAACATATGTTGAAGGCTTTTTGTTGTGGGTCAAGTTGAACTTTGCCACCTCGCCAGAGACTAGGCCAAACGCATGAGTGACGCGCCAATCTGGCAAAACCGCTTCATGCAGCGCCTTGGCCGCGTCTAGTGATCCGTTGTAGGCGTCCCCAAACGGTCGATCCGATAACCCCGTATCATCGAGATGAGCGGGCCATATACTGCCCCCCGCCTCGACCTTAGCCAGCAACTCAGTTAGCGCGTCTTTACGGTCTGTCATGGCGTTGATTCCTTAAATTTAAAAATGCTTGGATGCTTCGTTGACGGCGTCGTCGCTGGTAAAGCCTTCGGCTTCCAGATTGTCGCACATATCCTCGAACTGCTGGGCCTTGCGGCGATCATCGGGACAATCTGCGTAACCTTCAAGTTGCAAAGTTTTCATTTCGTAGTCCATGACGTGTTCCTTTTTGCTTACTTTTATATCATAGAGTAAAACATATTGGTTGTCAAGGATTATTAGTCGCCAAAGAACTTAGAAAATTGATTGGCCTCTACAGGTTTTTCATACGCTGTATCTATTTGCCCAGACTCCACCGATTGATCAAAATGCACAATCTGTTCGCCCAGCCATTTCACCACGGGAATACTCATGCCATTCAACATATACGATTGTGTATTTGTCAACTCGCATCCGTCAAAGAAATTTGTATCGTATCCTTGCAAGGCCAATCGTTCGGTGACTGCTAATTTACGGAGACCATCGCTATCCAAGATCAGATCAGTAAAGTCTTTGTAATCGCGCTTCATGATGGTCGACGCTACTCCTTTGCAACCAAACTGGTCACTGCGCTGTCGAGTAAAGTAGGCAAAGGGATACCGCCCTTCTCCTGTCTGTTCAAAATTCCAGTCCCTGCTCTTTTCGATATGTACAGTTTGCTGTTTGACTGCGGCATCACTACGCTCGACAAATCTGAAAATATCGGCGTCTTCGGGGATTCCGTCACGGACGGCAAGAATGTAAACTCTACGTCTGCGTTGGGGGACACCAAAGTATTGGCTGTCAAGCATCGTCCAAGTCGCATCGTACCCGATTTCGGCAAGGTCTTGCAAAATGATGTCAAGTCCTCGTGACAAGAGTGCACTGACGTTTTCAATGACTGCGTATTTTGGTTTGGTTTCATCTATCAATCTCCTGAATTCACGCCATAAGCCCGAACGTTCACCGTCGAGCAGTCCTTTATTTTTCCCTGCAATAGATATATCTTGGCATGGGAATCCTCCACAAATAACGTCGAACTCGACCCCATCGTCCTTAAGCATAGCTCCAGTCACAGATCGCACGTCGTCATACACGGGAATGTCAGGCCAATGTTTGTCCAAGACTTTTCTGGCGTAGCCCTCGTATTCGCAGAAGGCAACAGTGTTCATGCCAGCTTGTTCGAAGCCAAGGCTGTATCCACCGCTTCCACTGAAAATATCAAAAACTTGTAATGTCATTTGTTTTCCACTATGTAGCCACCAAACTCCCCGTATCGAAAGAATTCGGTATACTTGTAATTTGCAAAAAGCTTATCTGAATCAATAGGCCGTTGAACACCTGATAAAGACAATTCTTTAGTAATGATGTCTTCGGGACTTGCACCGTTGTTTAGCTTTTCTTTTAACGTCAATCTTGAAAGAACAGTTGCCGCGTAGCCGCCAGCCGGAATAGTCTTTTCCACTATAACTAGCGCACCACCATCCCTGAGATTATGCATCAGAGTGTCCATCAATGCAATCCGTTTATGTGGTGGTATAAACATCATACTAAGGAAACAGACAGCAAAATCAAACGGTTCATATTCAACGTCAATGGCATCCATGGCCAGCACGTCGTATAATCCTGTATAGGTCGCAACCATTTCAGGACTTTTTTCAATTGGAATGAATGTTACGTCCCTGTCTGAAAGGGTGCTTAGTAGCACTTTTTCAATATTACCAGAACTGGCACCGATATCATACACGACACCATTTTCAGGAATATAGTGGTTGCCTATCTGAGCAATCGCGTTGCTCACAATATCATACCATGGCAGTTGTTCACGGACGTGGCTGTCAAAATTAGCAGCCACGTCCGTGTTATCAAATGTCCAGTTAGTCGGTATTTTCATTTTCGTCGATCTCATTTTCGTTGATTTCGTCGTCTTCTATAGGCACAATTGCCAATGGGTCTACCATGTCAAATTGTGCCATGATGGTGTCTAGATGATCGTTTTTATTGCTTTCCCAAGCCTTACGGAACATCTTATACACCTCTCCGGTCTCTTTGTCAATGTATTCTAAACTATTTCCTGCCTTGGTGAGAATAGTCTGTGCCTCAAAATAATCCACAAGACCGGAATATGGATTCATTCCCGTTTCGTATGGAATTTTGATCTGAACTGTTTCAAATGGTTTAGCATAACGTGACTTGACCACTTTACAGCTTGCACGAATACCATGTACCTGTGCCGTCTTGTTGCCGTCTGCATCAAGTTTTAGTTTCAACTTTTTGATTGCAACAACAATTGAGCTAGCAAAAATCATACCTGATCCGCCTGAAATTTTGTCATCAGGGTCGAACATGTCTTGTGACGCATACGTGTGGTTTGTTGCTACTAGGCCGATATTCAAGTCACCAAACATATTGACACAGTTGGTAACAAGTGCTTTAAGTTGCTTGGCTTTACGACCAAAGTCACCCTTCATATCACCAGCTTCGAACTGATTGATCTCAGTTGGCGACATAAGCATGCCTAAACTGTCAATCACGAATAATACATTTGGGCGATCATCTGGGTCTGTGTCGCCATGTTCTGTGCGATATTGTGTGACAAATTCGCTAATAACTTTACCAACTTCGTCGATCATAGCCATGTTTAGTTTTAGCAATTTGAGTGGGTCAGTATCTACATTAAGTGCATGTAGCCAGCTTTCGTCGAGTGCGTTTTCTGAGTCGATCAATACGACAAAAATGCCCTGATCTTGAGCAGATTTTACTAGGTTTCCTGCACAGATAAAACTTTTACCTGATCCGGACTCGCCTGCAAACATAGTCACCTTGCCTAGTGGAATGCCCTTATTGAAGTCGCCTGAGATGAGTTTATTGAGTGTGTAATTTCCAGTTGAAATCCATGTCTTTGGGTCCCTGAAACCGACTGATAGGCCCTTTACACTCTTGGTGATGCCTTTACGGAATTTTGATACGTCGAAAGCTTTAGCCATTAGCTTCTCCTTGTTGAATAAAATGGACGGACCTATTGGCCCGCCCTTAAGTTTAAGTGTGAAGTTTTTAGTTAAGCCTCTTTACGAGCACGGATTGCGGCAAGAATATCTGCTGCGTCGCCGCCACCTGTCTTGGCTGGTGTCACTGGCTTTTCTGGGACCGCTTTTTTGGTCTCAGCCGTGTCTTCATCCGCTGTGGTAGAACTTACTACCGCTGGGGTGGTTGGTGGTGTGACTACACGGTTGCTTGAGCCACCGCTTGGTGCGTCCATGCCCCAAGGACGATAATGATCCGCAAAACGTTCTGGATCATAAAGTTCACCGTCAACACTAGCTTCGAACATTTGGAACATAATGTCCAAGTCTGCCTCGGAAGGCTTCTTTGGCATAAAATCGTTAAGGTCAAACAACCCATGTTCAGCAATCGCATCACGTTCCGCTTGGTCCAAGCTACGTGACTTACGTGCCCAGTTTGAAGTGGTATAGTCAGCGTACTGACCTTTCTTTGTCTTGGCTACACGGAAGTCTACACCTTCGTCATAATCAGTTGGCATGTGTTCCCCGAAGTCAGGGTCCATTAGTGCCGCTTTGATAATGTTGTGAATTTGTGGTGAGTTGATGAAACGGCGGATTGGATTCTCCGGAGTCTCTTCTTCTGTGAAGCCAGACGTGACTACCAAACCTTGGTATAGGTAGCTTTTCTTCTTCCAGTATTTGCGGGCCATGTCTTCCATGCTTGGGTCTTTGAACCAAGGACGGATTTCTTGGTGGATTGGGCATTTCTGACCGTCCCACATTTCGATGCATGGTACCTTAACAGTTACTGCCTTGCCTTCGTCTTGGCCTTTAATGCCAGGGAAGGTGATGTTAATCATCTGGCGTTCACGCCAGAAGAAGTCATTCGTATCGTCGCCATCGGCGAGGTAACGAATAGTACTTGTTTCATTTTCGGGGGTGTTCCAATGTGGGTAAATTGCGTTGTCGAACCCGCCACCTTTACCTTTTTGGGTGTTTTCTTGAGCTTGTAGTTTCGCGCGAATTTCTGCTAATGTTGCCATAATGATGGTCTCCTATAATAGCCATAATGTTTCCGGATAGTCCGGTCCTAGTTTGTTTATTTTAACAAACGTATTACAAATCATCTCTTGTAATACGTTGATAATACACTATTATTCGGGGTCGGTCAATATTTGAGGTGTTACCATAACGCCTCGCTTATAACTTATACACCGAATATTTTGCGTACTGTATATTTATCGAAAGTTTCGTTGATTTTGGCGTTTTCAGCCGCTCCTACGTCGTTTTTTTCGTCAGCAATGCAACTTGCTTCAGCTACCTGTCCATGTTGACGGATAACGTTGATTGCTGACATAGCCATTCTGGCATGGCCTGCGCCAACCGTACCAATGTTCTCTGCCATATGTGTCATTTTGCCTGCAAGCTCTTCATTTTGCATACGTGGTGCCAAATATGTTGACCATGCGCTGATCTCATCAAGCTGGTCCTTGTAGTTTTGTAGTTCGGGGGAATCTAAGTCGTCGTCGTCGCATGCCTCGCTGAGAGAAAATGTCTCGCTACCCATGACTTGACGGGCAAATTCTACTACGGCAGATTCGTTTGTCTGGCGTCCGCGCAATGTTTCAATGATACGAGCTACATAAGGCAGAGCGGCTGCAATGCTTTCGTCAAAATATGTCGTAGTTGTCTCGTCCTTTAGCTCATCGATGCGTTCTTGTGAGACGTTTTCACTCTCTTTGCTGAAGCTTTCAAACTGCTTGTTATAGCCATTTTTACCAGACATTGATTTTAGACTGGAGCGGAGGTTACCAATATGTGTGCCAATTTCTTCGCTGATCGCCGCGTCTTCAAAGAAGTCGTTGCGCTTGTTCTTGCGGTGGAATGTCTTGAGTTGATTAAGTTCTTCCATGATACCGTAAATATGTTGGCCGAAGTCGTCAAACGGTACACCGCCCTCTTTCACGTGACGTGCCATAGCTTTCGCTGCGGTGACATTTGTGCTAGGAAACTTGAACCGTTCGCCGTCTGAGTTCTCAATAAAGATGCTTTCAATCTGACGTGTACGTGCACCACGCTTTTCTTCGTCTACACTACGCTTGTGCTTGACAATGATACGGGCGTCACCTAATTCGTTTACACTCTTACGGGCTGATCCTGCCCATCCACTAAAACCTTCGTTTACGTCTTCTGGCACACAATTGTTTACACGCTTGTCTTTGTTCTTGCCAGTACCTTTTTTAGTACCTTGCTTTTTATAACCATCCCAGCAGTCAAGTTCATTGATTTCTTCGTTGCTATCCATGTGCGCATTATATGCCTTTGAAGTCGCTAATAATATCTTTGCGTGATGCTCAACATTTCTGAAATTGCCATCCTGAGCTGCTATTGCAATATTTGTTGCGCGAGAAATTATATTCTTTTGCAAGGATTGTTCATTCCAACTACCAAACCCAGGGATACTTATCTCGGAATTTGCGTCGCTTTCGTTAACGCCATTGCTATCCATGTGCGCATTATATGCCTTTGAAGTCGCTAATAATATCTTTGCGTGATGTGCAACATTTCTGAAGTTACCATCTTGAGCTGCTTTTGCAATATTTGTTGCGCGAGAAATTATATTCTTTTGCAAGGATTGTTCATTCCAACTACCAAACCCAGGGATACTTATTTCAGACGTGACTGTGGCCTCTGTTTGATTTCGACGAGACGCCATTGTTTCTTCAATTGTATTTTTAGCTTGGTACGCGAAATCTTTTGGGGAGATTGATTTGCCAAAAGTCTTTACTGTATATTCAATAATATAACGGTTGGCTAAGTTGCGGATAGAAGATAACATTGGTTGAAGTTCGGCAACATCAGAGTCTTTGCTAAGATTGACCACAATTTCATTAGTTGTTTCGTCAACAACAAAGTTAACCATCATTTGGATATCTTTTGCATAAAAACGACGCGCATCGTTAGGATCAGTGGTCTTTTGTCCGTCGTCTGTGAATAATACGATGGCGTGATTGAACCCCTTAATAGTTTTGAAAAGTTGCTGCGCGATGATGTCTACTGAATATGTCATGATAATAACCTCTATTTCATATATTTATGTTTATTTACAGGAAACCAACTGGCATTGGCCTGCGTAGATCGCTGTCGTCAAAACTGTCTTTAAGGTCTTCAAATGCTTCCGGATCATAACGGGAGACCTGCATAGCCATACGAATAGCTAGAATGGTTGACATGACTAGATCGTCTGTCTCGCCTTCTTTTGCTGCATAGCTGTTTCCCTTAGCCACGAATGTTTTTAGCTCACGAGTAAGGTTTTTGCTACGAACTTTCATAGTACCTTCCTCTACCCAACGTTTCAACTTTGCACATGATGCAAGCTTGTTTGAGTTGGTGGTGTTGAAGCCTTTTCTAAAGCGTCTGCCGTTGTGTTTCTTTTTTGGTTCACTTAGGAATGTGCCAGGTATGAACTCTTCACCCATTTCCTCAATGGTTATCAAAGCTGCTTCACCAATCGTGTTGTTCTCTACTGAATAATAGATTTCACTATTGGGTGCCTCTTCCTCAATTTCTTCTAAGATGGCTTTTAGTATTTTAATTTGCATTTGGATCGGCGTCTTGTTATGTTGCCATTCACCGATTTGTCGCATACCTGGAATTGCAAATACTTGAATTGCTGATGGATCACCGCCCGTTCCCAAGCTAGGGTCAAGCGCTACCAAATATGTCTGGTCGTCTCTAATTTTGTCATACCAACGAACCTGTCCATGCTTACGCATAGGCTCCATACCCAAGTCCATTTCACTTAGAAAAATTGAACTGATAAGTGTTTCGTCAAATGCAATGAATTCACATTCGTGCTCACGACGGAATCTTTCGTCACCAATCTTTTGACGTTCTTCTTCAGCCCACGCCTCGTCACGATCTGGATGCTTATCCCATTTTGTAAGATATGGACGGAAACCATTTACACCAACCTCTGTTTCATTGCCATAGGCATCGATACGTTTGTTAGATTGTTTCCAGATACGAGCAAATTGGTCGTCATCTTGGTTTGGGGTAGACGTGATAATACACTTACCACCAGTTGATAATGTAGGTGAAATTGATGTCCAAAACTCTTCTGCAACGCGTGGTGGAACAAACGCAAATTCGTCCAAGTACACCAAAGACAATGACATGCCCCGTCCGGTGTTCTCAGTGGTCGCCTGTGCAATGATTTTGCTACCGTTGTCGAACTCCAAAGAACCCTTGTTATACGTTGTAACGCCCGCTCTGATGCTGTCAGGGCAACTCTCGTACATGTATCGCAAACGGGTCATAATTTCATTTGCGCCGTCACGTTTGTGCGCTGCAACTAAAATAGTGCTATCAGGTTTAAACATTGCAAACCAAAGCAAGTATGCCGCCGCGCAGGTGGACTTACCTGTTTGGCGAGATAGTAGACTGATTGAAAAACGATAATCATTGTACGAATTTATCAGACCTTCTTGAAAGTCATAAAGGTCAAATGACATCCGTCCCTTTGTAGGGTGCTGGATGTAACAATAATTACGAATAAAGTACAACGGATTAATAGAGCAAAGGGCCAATTCCCTAAGCTCCGTTGCCGCCATCCGTTCAGTTTGATACGGTCGTTTTACTAAATCAGTATTCTGCGTCATGCGTGCTTACTTTTTAGCCTTGAATGACTTGTAAGACTCAGTTAGAGATTTAGGTGTGTGACTTTCAACAACCTGTACCTTAGTTGGTTCAGCGTTTAAGTAACGACGTAGGCTAAGATCAACAGTTTCGCCCTCTGGCTGAGCCATGATATGGCCTGTGTCTTCGTAGTTTTGGTAAACTGAATTGGACCATTCGCGCATTTGTTGTTGCTCAGTTGCAACCTTCTTTACGTCGGCCAAGTGTACGTCAATGCCAGCGGTGGACTTTAGTCCCCACTTTTTAGCTGCGGCTTGCGCTGCGCCATATGAGCTTGTGCCTGTTACGTCTGTTTTGCCTTTTTTAACATGAACTGCAACATACGGACGGCTTTCGGAAGATTCTTCAAGTTCTTCTGTTTCTTCTTCAAGTTCTTCTGTTTCATCATCATCACAGCAGTCAGTTTCATCAAGGTCTTCAACAGTTTCGTAGACTGATTTTGCCCATTCACGCATTTGTTGGGATTCAGTTTTAGTGTCATCCTTTGCGTCTGCGGCAGCTTTCAGGGCTGTTTCTTCTTTGTCACCGTCATCGTCGATATCACTAAAATCTGGCTTTGCGCCTTCTTCTAGTTCATCGTCGTCTGCGAATGTTTCATTCACGGCCTTTAGGCTTTCATTAATCTGATACATGTTATTACGTGACTTATCTGCTACAGTTTCTGCAATTGGTGCGAACCCTGCAAGTTCGCGCATTCTGTCTAAGGTTTTCTTGTCCATTATTTTTTCACTTTCACTTTGGTCGTATGTTCTTTACGACCTTTCGTAAGGCCCTTAATAAAGGACGTGTTGTATTTGTCGCCATAATAATCAGTAGCTTTTACTTTTTCAGCATCCGAATATTTCTCGTCTGTTAGACGTGGCTTGTATGTTGTTTCGGCTGTGTCTTCTGCTTCGTCCTCAATATGTAGAGGCTCGTGCTTGTTACGCACAATAATGAAACGTTCGTGAATGCCCATTTTTTGCGTTAGTTCGGCTAACAGTTGCAACGGGGATGCTGGTTGACGTGTCTTGAAATCAATCATATACACTTCTGCCGCGTCGATGCTGCGAAAATCACGAGGATTTTTTTGCATGATAGTCTTTGACGGTGTTGTGATGTCATAGCCATCATACTTACGTAGGTGCAACTCCATTGCGTCGAGTTGTTCGTCTGTTGGCTCTTTGGCGATTTTTACACGGAATTCGTGGACCGCTTCGTTTTCTGCCAAATAATGACCTAATTGTTTAACCATAGGAGTCTCCTGTATTCTATACTGGTATTTATGTATCTTCGTCTCTTTTCATGCCCGCGATTATATCGTTTAGCATATCGTTACGTGTGGATATGATATGTCCCTCAGTTTCCTGTGGATCAACATTGTCCGTTTGCTTAAGGTGGCGGGCTTTTAAGTAGTCTAGCTTGTCTTCCTCGTGTGCAATTTTTTTGTTTTGTAGCTGTAACTTAATCATTTCCATCTTTTTTTGCGCCTTATTGGTCTTGGCAGTTAATGCGTTGCCTAACATACTACTGGCGGCACTAAATATGTCGGCGGCAAATCTATCTTCTACGTTTTTGCCTAGGTCAATCAAGTCATCAAATGCTGCAACCGCTTTATCTGCATAACCGTCAAAGTCTGCGTCCATATTGTCGAGTCCAACAACTTGAGGCAACGCTGCGTCGATTTTGTCGGCGCGTTCCATAATCTGGTGCATTTCTTCTATTGTATATTCATCATCTTCATCTTCAATTTCAGGTATTTCTCGTGCGCCCATTGATGGCAAATTAAAAACTTCTTCTAATTTTTTTGTCATTTTAAATCCTTGTTGTCCGGTAATGTCCAACGATATCACTGTGCCAAAATTTGCCTTTACTATCGGCCATGACCCACTCCTCAAACATCCCCTCAGGAACACCAGAAATTTGATACGTTCTGCCGCTATTTAGCGTCATGATAACATCGCCAAAGTCACCGTCATATTCTAAGTCTTCGATCCAACTTGAGTTGACTGCTACTTCATTTAGTGGCATACTATCTGTGTTGATCTTATTTGATCGTATTTCATTTAATTTCATAGTGACTTCCTTTAAAAGTTAACTGGCGTTGCTGTTATGTTGGTATTAATCATAGCGTAGAATTTTGTGTCTGTTTCATATATACCATCTATTTTGATAAACTTATTCCATCCAGCAACAAATGCATTGACATTCGATGCTTCTGCCAATGCCAATTGCCAGTTTCTAATCTCATTCAGTTTCATCATATCAAACAATTCTGCCATGTGATGATCCATCATGTCCGTTGGCTCAGCCAGTTCAATACCGTAATCTGTAAGCAAATACCAAAAATCTTCTGAGGTCTTGCTTAGGTGGTGTATTAATTTTGTACCTGCTGCACGTGAAATGACGTCAGCAACTAAATCTCTGCTCTTTTTAATCTTCAATCCAGATATATCGATTGACGATATTTTAGTACCATATGTTTTTGCAGCATTGATGTCCGGAGTAAAATATATTCCCACACCTTCTTGGTTGTTACTTTCGCCATGCATCATCCATTGTGAATTCAATGCCGTGGTGCCGACGTTGTCACCATGGTACAATGTTGTGTTTGACTCAAATAATTGCTGGTATCTCATCGTTTTTTCCTTTTAGCCACTTTGGCAACCTTTGGTCTACGCTGAGCCTTTGACTTTTGTGGCTTGTTAAATATTTCGTTTTCAGTAATGATACGGAAACGAATGCCCTGTTGTGCGCACCATTGGCGGGCGTAGGACCACTTGGCCTCATTGATCACCGCCTGCGCCTGATCATACTGGCCCTTGGCATTTCCCATAATCTGGCCGCTTGGTTTAATTTCTACAATCTCTGCATGCTTTTTGCCATTATTGTCCACGTAGACCACAAAAAAGTCAGGAACATAATTTTTAGGTTTGCCAGTAATTGGATGAATATATGGGATTTTATGGCTTTCGCTTGCCCATGCTATGATATTAGGGTGATCGTCACACATACGACAGAATTTTAGTTCCCATCCACTACGATAATGTGGGATATGCTTCCCAATGTATTTTTCAGGGTTTCTAGGTTGATAATTGCCCTGTTGAAATTTTGTCATAACAATATTTAGCTATTATTCGTTATCTAGCGTGGGGGTACGTCTTCAACCTGGATACTCTCTGGTTGAAAAGTCACCGTGTACTTGACAGGCTGACTGTCACTGTAATCTAAGGTGTCCCCTTGAATGCTGGTAATTATCGGGTTTACCAACACTGTGTTGCGGTATTGGTCGCGGTATCCATTTTGGATGATTCTAATTTGGGGGAAGAAATTTCGAATAGCATTGGGCGTGAACCCGAAATTTGTTTCAAAGTTAGGTACGACTGTGCTGTTTCCTTCATTAGGAGTCAGTGATATCCCTTTTCCCTGATTGAAGTAATGACCCAAATAGGATTGCATTAGGGCATGCCATTGATTGTCATACGTATCATAAAATGACACTGTGATTGGGTCGTAGTTGAGGCGAGTTTGGACTACGCGCTTGTGGTTGTATTGGTTCATAATGGTGCTATCGACACTATAACTCGCGGCAGACGCACTGCTGACACGTTGAAACTCTCTTGTTGAATCATTGTATAAATCAAGCAACAATGTAAAATTATATTTTAAACGTGGCACAAAAAGCTGATCGCTGTCGCTGCGAAAAGCTTCTTGTGCAATATTTTTAATAGACATTAATTAAGCCTTATTATGAAGCGAGATCAGCGGTACCTGCATTTGCAGGCAATGTTGCGTTGCTCAGCATATCAGTGCCGTTTACTGTGTGACTAGCATTATCAAATTTAATTTGAACTGTGATTGTTTGGAAATCACCGCCCGCACTATAGTTTGAGTCATTATATGTTAGATTTGCAATATAGCAACCTGCCAATTCCCATGTGTCAAGGACAGTTGGGTTGTCGTTGCCACCATCTAAGTTTTCAATAGTAACTTGGAACTTATAAGTAGTTCCGGCTCTTGGAGAACTTTGGTCTGCCATATCAATCTGCTTTGCAACTTGGCTGTCCAAAAGCTGACTGGTAAGCGAATTAATGTCATCGCGTAGCTCGATTGTAATAGGTTCCCATGAATGCTTACCAGCAAGGTAAATCTTGGAATTGTATGTGTCAACTACAACTTCGTCGTGTGACATGTTCGGACGTTGAACACTAATAACATTGTGTGTTGCTTGGTTTGTGTTACCATTGCCCATCTCTGTGAAATTAACACGAAAACGGTATTGCAATTTTGGCATCAATGTCCCGTGACTTGCTTCGCCCTTCAAAGGTACACTTAATTTATCTAGAATCGCCATTTATATTCTCCTTATAACGCTCTGCTACATGTATTTATCCAAAACGAAATTTTTCTTGACATTCATAAATTGTTCTGATATGGTATATAAGTAAGTTAACAAAGGAAAATTATTAATGGATTTACAAGCTAAAATTGCAGACCTTATTTACACACACGTCAGCAGCATGGGTGAGGTAAATGGCATTGAAGATGCCGCTGACGCTGTCCTAGAAGCCCTGCCTGAGATAGCAGAAGCCCAAGCGCGGATTGCGAAACCTAAGTTGGCATTGGGTAGGATTGCTAAAGCAAGAACATACGATGACATCTATAATCAGACTGAGGTGTGGGAGTTGGACGAAATTTCTCGGCAAGTGGCACAAGGAAACAACATGACACGTAAAACAAATAGCTATTACGCTGGTGACGACATCGGCATTCCCGTGCGACCAGATCGGCCTAGTAGGGTATTTGACCGCAACAGCGCACAATCATTGCGCGATCAGGCCGACTTCGTGGAAGCATACGACTCGTATAATCGCCTATTAAAACAGCGACGGCCCTTGGTTCGGGCACGACGGGAAGAACTACAACGAGACCTTGCTAATGAAAATGACATGAGCATGGCACAGGCAGCAGTGTTGTTTACCGAGGCATGGGAAGAAGGGCATTCCGAAGGATTTAATGCCGTCATCGACCGCTTTGAACAACTTGTCGAAATTATCGAAAACTTTAATCAAGCAGGAGAAGAATAATGACCGAGAACCTTACCATTATGATTACATTGCAGTCACCTACTATTATGCAATTGTTTATCAATATGTCCCCAATATTGGGACTTTAAATATCGATTAGAATTACTATCAACTAGTCATAGAAAAGGCGGGGAATTCCCCGCCTTTTCTTTGTTTAAATTATAAGGCTTATAGTGCGCCAGTGTTTACAATTCTAATTGGGATGTAAATAAATTCCACAGACTTTGTCGGAGCAATAGCTACGTCAATGTACAATTCATTACGATCAATTCTAATTGCAGTATTATTGCTTGAATCACACACAACCGCAAAGTCAGTCAATGCTCTCTTGGCCAACATATCACTTAGAAAGCCGTTGAACAATAGTACCGCACGATCACGTGTCAAGTCGTTATTCTGTTCAAACAACAATGGACGAGCGATTTCGTCGAACCGTTCACGCAAGTAAGCAACTAGACGGGCCACGTTTACGCGATCCTGTGCGCTTGTTACTGGGTGAAGAGTCTTTTGTCCAAAAATAACTACACCTTCGCGTGGGAAGTTAGCAATTGGGTTCAGTTTATTAACGTAAGCTGCGTCTCGTTGTCCTTGGCTAAGTGAAATTGCCTTAAACTCTTCCTCAGCCGTGATATAACCGACTGCCGAAGCATTTTGAACGATACCACGTGTCAGGCCTGCTGGAGCAAACCATGGGTAGCTGATGTTATCATTGTAAGCAAATGAGTAAAGAACCATGTGGCTTGCTGGTACGGTCACTGTCGTGCCGTCTGGTGCAGTAGAACGACCAGAAGGGTAATACACAGCAGAGTAAGTGTTCTTTGTGACTAATCCGTCATCGCCATTTTCTGATGCGCCTACACCGAGAATCCAACTTGTGGCCTCAGAAGGTGATTTGCGCATTGGTGTATCAATGATGATAAAGCCTGTTTCGCCACGGTCACTGTTTAATGTAACCAATTCGTCTGTAAGCTCTGGGAAGTTTGGAGCACACAATAGAGTAAAGTTACGATTTGGATCACGCAGGTCTTCGTTACTGGAAACAGCTGCCTGCATCTTATTTGCAACATAACGACGTTGTGCTAGGCGACCAAATGAGCCAGAACCGTCAGCATTATTTGACACGGCATTAACCCATGCATTAACAGTGCCTGCGCCTGCATTAATCAAAATAGATTCAGTCCAAACACGCAATGTTGATTGACTACCTGTCATATTAACGGCTAGCATGTCAGTTGGATAAAGCAATGCGTTAGGACGACTGTCAAATGCTGTCGAGTTAGCATCAATGTCGCCGCTTACCAATGCTGCTTGAGTATCTGCAAGGAAATCGTCGAACAAGATGCCGCGATCTGTAGTCTGGTCAGTATTGTCATGTAGCAACCAAGTTGTGCCATTCCAACGATAAATCGCAGGATATGCAACAGAATTCGGGGATGTTTTGACCCAAATACTAGACGTTGTAAGTGCGCCGCCCAATGCGTCAAGTGTTGGTGTGGCCACCCCATATTGGATGTCTGCAGTGTCAACACGTTCCCACACAGTACCAACCTTACGTAGAATGTCAAGTTGAGTTTGTGTGTCGTCGAACCATAGTTGTCCGGCAACAGCTTGGCCTGTTGGTTCTACATCGCTAGCAGAAATTGCTGCGGTAATGCTAGTTGCTGCATCACTTACAATTGTCATTATTTCGACACCAGCAGTTGTGGCAGCTAAAATATTGAGCGCGATATTAGTATTAGTCATTGTAGATGTAATGTCTGTATTTGCACTACCATCTTGGGCAACATATGCACCAGATGCTACACCATCTTCAACGCCTTCAACGGTAAGTAGGTCAAAAACACCACTTGCGTCAGCTCTGTAGAGGGCTAGGTTGATACCTGCGCCTGGTTGTGTAGTCTTGACCCATGCGTCACCTGCAACAGGTGTAGCTGGCTGTGAGTAATGTTCTGCGAAGGTAAATGTCTGTGACGTCGCTGTCGCGCCGCCATCATCAAGTGCTTCCCAATTTCCGCCGAAGCCGACAAAATAACCAAGTACAAAGCCTGTTGGTGACGTACTGTCATTCAACACAGCAACTAGATAGTTACCAGTGACAACCGTAGCTGTTGGTGCATATGTGCTTGGGTCAGTTATTTCACCAGCAGTCGCTGTAAGTGCAACTTCAACTGTCACAGGTTGTGAAACCCATGCCGAACCACTCCATTCGTGGACACCGTAGGTGCTCGCATCAGTATCTAACCAAATTGTGTTAGCAGCCATAGGACCCGTTGGTTCTACGTCTGTGGCGATCAACTCTGCCAAGTCAACGTTTGCACGAACAACATATGCCTGTGAGCCTTGGCCCAAATAGCTATAAGTTGCCAATAGACCGTATTCGCTGGTCTCTGCACCCTGAGTTGAAGCAAAGATTGCATCTCCGAAAAATTGTGTCAATTCGCGCTGTGATGTTACTGGTACGACAACGCCTGCGTTTGCAGCCTTAGTGTATTTTGCAATGCCGTCAGTTTCTGTGCCTGTTGGATCAGTTTTATTTTGTGCGGTTGCAATGATGATCAGTGGAATAGTGCCAGTCCCTGGGCTGGAGTAGGCGCTCTCATCAGTTACTGATACGTCGACGCCTGGTGATACTAGAATTGCCATTAGATAATCTCCTATTAAAGCTTATGGTCTTGCTCTAATAGTATTTATTTGACTCCTAGTTATCAGGCCGTATTAGCAATATAACTACGTAGTTATTACTCAAGCGCCTTATAAACCGCAGTTTTTAGGAATGTCAGATCATTATCATTGTTAATTGTTTTGTCAAACTCCGTAGAATAATCAAGCCATCTCCATTCACTTTCGTGAATTTCCGGATGTTCGTCCATCCACGTGGTATCATAGCGATTATCGCTGATTGCTTTATTAGCCCATTCTGGATCGGGGCCACGTTTTACTCGCCATACTTGGCCATCTAATTTGCGCAGCATAGCTCGTTCATTAAAGAATCTAACGTCAGGCAGTACATAGTTTGTATCTGGGTTGTCCATCAATTGACGCTTGACTGCTAATACCCAAATTTCTTCGGCAAAGCCACGACGCATACAATCGGTGCCAAACAACTGTAATGCATATCGAGGTGTAATTTCACGACCAAGTTCAGTTGTCCAAAATGTGTCTGGTGTTTCGCGCCAGTCACGACTATCTTTGGTATCACCCTCAAGCAACGTTCGATCCCAGTTAAATACTGCCGCCACACCATCTTTTAAGGTGTCGGCAAAGCTAAGTTTTGTGTAGCCATATTCATTTACAAGTGTGTCCGCAACCGTGCCTTTGCCTGATCCGATAAATCCACAGATACCAATAATTTTTCTTTTCAAAGTATTCTCCATATGTTAACAATAATTATAACATACGATGATTATCGAATCAAGAAGTTAGAATTTGTAAGATGCATTGGTTATTGAATTTATGATGCTAGCTTTTTCATTAACGATTTACTATTTTTCTTTTCTATTTCGACAATCAATTGGTCCACAACATCTTCGGTACCAGTAAGGATGTCTCTGGTGAGTGCACTAATTAAAAGTTGCTCGGAGAGTGAATTACGAGTATAATCCCATGCCTTAAATTCATCAAGCAGTCTGAGGGCGGTTCCGCGCTTCTTGTGCAGTTCTGTCATGATGCTAGCTTTTTCATTACTGCACGTTCCTTTATGCTGTCAATTTCTTTAGCCAGTCGTGCAGGGATATACTCTTTAAGGAAGTGATCATCTGGTAAGGCCTCGTGCATTGATCTGAAATGCGCTCTTAACATACCATTTACACAGACCGCCTCATACCCTCTAAATTCATTGTCATATTTATCCGCTTCTTTGCGTAGTTCATCAAGCAATGCAGCAATATCATGTTTCATCGTCGCGCCCCTTGTGCTTGCGTTTGCGAGGCAATTTTACTTCATGCTTGTCCGGAATGGACTTAGGACGAAACGGACCATTTGGGTCACGTACCAGCATTGCCGCATAGTTACGCTCTACTGGTATCTTGGGCTTGCGTGGCTTTTTCATCTTCAAAGTCCTTCGGAAAGTTTTGCCAACATCGCATTTTCCAATCGAGCCTCAAGCATATCATGGATATGATTCAGGCGTTTCATGTTATATGTGAACTTGATTATTTTATGCAGTGCAATGCGGCTACGACGATATGGTCGGATGTCCCACGTTTCAAGTTCTGCCACAAGATGCAAGCATCGTTTGCGCATTTCGGCTGTGGTCTGATACTCATGCCAATAATTTGTGTCGCGGGTCATTCTAATCGTCCTTTTATGTGTTACGCGCTATCAGTAGCGCATCAGCGTATTCCAGAGCCTGCTTTGCAAGAATCTGGTACCGAGTAATTCCGCACTGTTCTCCAAACCATGCTCGAAGTTCATATTCCATGGCAACACCAGTGCAAATTGCAGCATTAGTTAAAGCCTGTCCTGCAAAGTAATCACGTAGGCTCATGCCATACTCTGCACACCAGCCGCTTTCATTATCAGGCCCGTTTGGGAAGGCTGGACCGCCAACGCTATCTCCGTGTGATGGTAGGCTCATGTATCTATTCCTTATTTTGGTTTCTATTAGCAGCCAGTCCAACGGACAGTGTAACCACCTTCGAGGATGTTGCCACGGCTGAAGTTACGGGCTGGTGCCTGCCATCCTGCCGCTTTGAGGATTGCACCTTTGGCAAATTTCTTGTCATCGTCACAGGCAACAACAAAGCCCCAAACGGACCCGCCGTTTTCTTTCGTGATTTTGATATACTTTTTGCCAACGGTGTAGCCGATGCCTGCTTCAAACTCAGCAATCATTTCCTTGCGGCGGGCACTCTGTGCCTCATTGCGGTTTGTGCGGCGGTCATAGTTAGCATAATCAGCGCAGATGTCGGTCATTAGAAGTGCGATTTCATTTTTCATTGTGTATTCCTTTTTTGCTTACTTGTTCTTTATAGCAGCAAGGTGTCATGGTGTCAACCATATTGTAGCTTGAACATGACTTTTTCTTCGTCAGTTAGTGTTTTATTTTGATCAAGCCATTCGTTAAATGATAGATGAGTACTATGCAACCACCAACCCTTGCGCCCATCTGCATATTCAACAGCAGGTCCATCGGCGCGGTGCAGTTTGCCCTCCGAATACCACCATGCGTCACCATCTGCATATTCGATAGCGGGACCATCAATTCGGTGGCAGTCTCCATATAAGTACCAAGACTTATGACCATTTGCCGATTCAATTGCCGGACCATCTTCACGGTGATATTTGCCGTTCAACAGCCATACTGTGTCGCCATCTTCATCTATCGACATTGTCGGTTGCATATCTTTATCCATACTGTAGCTTCAACATGACTTTTTCTTCGTTGGTCATATCTGGGTTCTGATTTAACCAATCATCAAATGATAAACGAGTATTATGCAACCACCAACCCTTGCGACCATCTGCATATTCGATAGCTGGACCATCGGTGCGGTGACGTTTACCCTCCAAATACCACCATGCTTCGCCATCTGCATATTCGACAGCAGGACCATCAATTCGGTGGCATTTTCCATATAAGTACCATATATTGGTACCATCTGCCAATTCAACAGCAGGACCATCAATTCGGTGACTTTCGCCGTGGTGGAACCATTCTTTCCGACCATAGGGACGGTCGAAAGCGGGGCCATCAGTTCGGTGATACATGCCGTTCAACAGCCATACTGTGTCGCCATCTTCATCTATCGACATTGTCGGTTGCATATCTTTATCCATACTGTAGCTTCAACATGACTTTTTCTTCGTCAGTCAATTCGTTATTCTGATGAAGCCATCCATCAAACGTATAATGACTGCCGTGGAGATACCAAGAAGCAGTACCATCGTGCCATACAATAGCTGGCCCGTTAGTTCGGTGATAATCGCCGTGGAGATACCAATCCTCGTCGCCATTTTGCCATACAACAGCAGGTCCATCTTCGCGGTGATACATGCCGTTCAACAGCCATACTGTGTCGCCATCTTCATCTATCGACATTGTCGGTTGCATATTATAGGTGGAGTCGGGCATTATGACTTTCTTCTCTTTTATTGTGTGGCCAACAACAGAGACTTGCAGGTCAGCGTATTTTTGTGAACCCTTACCACTGTTGACCTACTTTCGTCTAAAAGCTGAAAACGGAACCCTGCAAATGCACGAGTCTCGTGATCAAACGAAATGACTGCCTTTTCGGCAATTGCCTGTGCAATACGCTGTTCTGCTGTTTTTGATATGATTGTCATGTGATTGATCCTTATAGGAAGTATTCTTTACGGGCAAGGGCGATCTTGTCTTCTGTCGTCGCTTCGGGCTTCATGCGCTTTGAATTGCTGATCCGAAAGACCTCTCCAAATTCGGCCATGTCCGATGTGTCTGCAATAAAGAATGAGCCGTTTGACTTGAATTCAACCACAGCGATATCTTCATCTAATACATCAAGGATGGTGACGTCTGACGCTGCGATGGTGGTGGTATCTAGCATTGGCATATTATTTTACCTCGATCATTGATGTCTTTTTCCATTTGCGTTCAATGGACTGGCCGCACATTTCTGCGCCATTTGATAGGCGAACAGTAATAAACGCGGCGGTTTGCGCGATGACTTGGATCAGTGACCCATCGTGAAATGTTGCGCCTGTTTCGATTTCGCTGGCTTGGATCATTGTCATTATATCGGCCTTTGCTAAATTGTTATTACTTGTTCTTTATAAAGTAAAGCACCTTGCCTGTCAACATATCATTGTTGATCATTGTCGTTAATGCGTGTGCGAACAGTGCGACGTCGCATACAGACTGTGTCAATTCATCAAGGAAGATTGGCGGTGTAACAGACATTTTGTGTTTTCCTATTTGTTGCTTACTTGTTCTTTATAGCACCAAGACGTTATGGTGTCAAGCCCTTTTATCCGATAATAATTCCTGGTCCAGCACTACCTTCACGGAACATTTTAAGGTCTTCTTCCAGTTGTGCGAGTTCATTAAGCGCGTCAGCTTTGAGTTGTTCACCATTAAGGGTTGTGCCCCCTTGTGGGCCAGCAATGGTGGCAAATTTTCCACGGGCTTCACCCAACATCAATTTACTTTGGGCCAGTGAATAATCTTTTAGCCAAGGTAGGACATAGTGATCGGAAAAAAGATCAGATTCTTCGCGGTAAGCATATGCATGTACGTAAACTGTTAAATCAGAACGTGGGCGACGATGTAACATTAATTCGTGCTTGGTGCGTTTCCATGTGAATTGCATTTCATAGCCAAACATCAGGCCAGCAAGTTCAAGTCGCTGGGCCAACAAATTATATGTTGCCAGACTGCCGCTCCTACCTGATGCCATTGGCCCTAGGTAGGTATTGATATTTTGTGCGCCAAATGGTTCAAATTCCACACCTTGGTTCAAAACGCCGCCTGTCGCGCGTTGATAGATATCCTTAACGTCAATGATATTATCTGGTAGGGTATAAGTGTTGGTATCAATCTTAAGGTCGAGATCAAGGAAGGTTTCCTCGACTGCGTTCTCGCTACGTTGACGGTATTTTTCTAAAGCCTTGTCAATAGCTAACTCATAGTGTTCAGGGTCCAGCTCCACTGACACCATTTGCCCGCCTAAGCGTAATTCTATTTCTTTTGTAATTTTCGCACGGGTTGTCATTAGTTATACTCCTCAGGTATGTTTATATTTATCTTAGGGCGATAAATACTGGAAAGGAAATATAATGCCAAGAATTTCAATGTGGCAATCACAAAAATCAAACGATTATAAGTTTTTTGACCGTACCATCCGTGAGCAATTCTGGGTTGGTGGCGTTGGCGCAATTGTGCACAAATATATCGGCCCAGAAGATGGACAGCATGCAGACGATCCTAGTCGCCCTGATTATCAAAATGACGAGGGGATCAACGAAGCATCGATTCAAGACTTATTGTTTCTGGAAAACCGTGATCGCAAATATGACCAAGACCTTTACGAACTGCGGGGCGTCTACAATGTGAGCGACAATGACTTTGACCTTACACAGTTTGGATTATTCTTGACTAATGATACATTATACATGACTTTTCACCTTAATGAAATGGTTGAAATGTTAGGACGTAAGCTTATGAATGGTGATGTGATTGAGTTGCCACACCTTGCCGAAGAATATGCTCTTGACGCAAATAGCCCACCAATTCCTAAATTCTATACCGTAACAGATGGTAACCGTGGGGGCGAGGGCTTTAGTAGTACGTGGCGTTCGCATATTTGGCGTATTAAATTAGAACCAGTCACCGACAGTCAGGAATTTGACGGTGTGCTTGGCCAAGGCGAAGAAGACGGTAGCATGGCTAACATCTTTAGTACATTTGCTAAGGAAATAGATATTCGTGATGCAATAGTTGAAAGCGCTGCGGCTAACGACCCGATTGGGGGTGGTCACCAATTAACTGATCACCTATTCAACTATACTGATGAAACTGGCGGCACATATGACGCGGGGGAGCCGATTGTCACTGGTGATGCGTTCCCAGCATCGCCCAATCAAGGCGACTATTTTATCCGTGCAGACTTTAAACCTAATCGATTGTTTGCTTATCGTGATAATAAATGGATCAGAATGTATGATAACATAGCCACGACAACGTGGAGTGATAAGACATTTAATGCCTCTTCATTCGTAAATAATATTGAGACAGATGCCGACGCCACTGGTGAGTATGATAGTCGTCAATCAATCACTGACGCTATTCTTGCAAGGCCCGACTATGACGACCCTACTGAGGACGAGTAAATTGAGATATAATTACAGGAATTTAACATGATTTTTTATTACGACGAGCAGATACGAAAATATTTGTTACAGTTCATACGAGTGTTTGGTTCATTCACTGTTCAAAAAGGGTTTGACGCACAGTCTAACCCTGTGTACAGTCAAGTGCCCGCACGTTACGGTGACATGAGTCGGCAAGTCGGCCACATACTCAAAGACAATAGTGAAAATACTCTAAACACTATTCCATTCATCAGTTGCTATGTCGGTAGCTTGGAGATGAAACCCGACTTACGACGTTACCCACAATTTGAAGAAACATTGAAAGTAATTGAGAAGAAATTTGACGAAGACTTGCATGCTTATGTAGAAGAGCCTGGCCAGAGTTATGATGTCACACGTTATACTCCTGTCCCATATGTACTGACTATGACCGTCGATATATGGACTAGCAATACCGACCAGAAACTGCAATTATTAGAACAGATTCTTGTGTTGTTTAACCCAGGCATCAATTTGCATACAAATGAGAACCCACTAGACTGGACCTCATTGACATATTGTGAAATGATTGGCACAACCTGGAGCAGTCGTACATTACCGAGTGGTGCTGATAACTCGATTGACGTTGCTACATTGACCTTTCAAATGCCTATCTTTATCAATCCGCCTGCGCGGGTATCACGCATGAATATCATCCAAACCATTCTCACCCAAGTTCATACACTTGATAACGCAGACTTTGAAACATGGTCCGTAGGCGATTTGGTTGCGGATAGTGAGTACATTGTCACTACATTGGAAAATTATCGGGTCAGATATGAAAATGGTTTTGCAACATTATTAGACAAAACGGGAGCAGTGGACCCAACTCTTAATTGGAAAACTGACGTATTTTCTGCGTATGGTGAGTTGCGAGAAGGCATTAGTCAAATTCGATTACGACAAGGCAATGACGTGACTGATCCTAGTAACGATGTAATAGGTACATTAAATTATGACGTCTCAGATGTGAGCCGATTGATCGTGAATATTGATACAGACACATTGCCCATAGACACACAAGGAACGGTAAACAACGTTATCAATCCACAAAACAATTATCCTAATGATGGTACACTTCCTGTCGTTGCGGCAGGACAGCGCTATCTAGTGTTAGATAGCACACCTGACGATAGTCTATGGGGTAACGTTACCGCTAGTGCCAATGACATAATTAAATACAATGGCAGTGCATGGGTTGTCGAATTTGACGCCAGTGTAAATGCGGGCGCAAATTATGTTACTAACCTACACAATGGGGTGCAATTTGAATGGACAGGCGAATTCTGGCAGAATAGTTATGAGGGCACATATAAAGAAGGCTGGTTTAGGTTATACGTATGAGAACTGTATGTGCCAGCGGCTGTATCATATTGTGTAAATCTACCCAACGTATGTTGCTACAATTACGGTCACCTGATCGCAAAAATAAAAATTATTGGGGATTTTGGGGCGGAGGATGCGAGGGCATCGAAACTCCGGTCCAAACTATTCAACGAGAACTGACTGAAGAAATTGGCTTCCTGCCTGAAATTACTAAATTCTACCCATTACATAAAATGGTTAGCAATGATGAAAGTTTTGAATATGATACGTTCTTGGCTACCGTAGAAGAAGAATTTATTCCTATCCTGAATTCAGAAAGTGAGGGGTATGCATGGGTTAATTACAACAGACATCCTATACCACTTCACCCAGGAGCAAAACTTGTTTTGCATAATCCAAGAATTTTAAGCAAGATCAGGACTATTGTTGGACAATTGTAATTTTCGTGTCTTATAATTAATTATATGTATACAATTTCACACAAAAGAAAAGGCGGGCAAATTGCCCGCCTTATCTCGTATTTCTTTCCTTATAGTTTCACGTATTATGTGAAGCTTAGGTTAGCGCTTGTAACAGCAATCTTGCTTAGGTAGTCAGCAGCGTTACCGAGCGATGAAGCTTGGTTGCTAAGTTCTACATAACCATAACGTGTCATGAAGCTAACAACTGGTTCGAATGTGTTAGGATCAAGCACTGTGCCGGAACTCATCAACGGGATGTATGGGCAATAGAATGCAGCCGCATCAGTCTCGTTTGAACCCTTATAACCGATGAGGATATCATCGTTTGAAGCATACTGGTTAACATAAACACGCATAGAACCGTTTAGAGTACCAACGAACTTGGTGTTGGTAGGTGCTTCGAAAGCGCCTTCAGTTGTGCGAGCGAACGCAGATGTAGTAGCTGCCTGTAGAACAGTAAGAACAGTTGGTGAAATTACCATCCAGTTACCAGCGCCACGACGTGTGCGCGATGCAATGTCGTTTGATGCTTTGTTGATTAGAACGGCAAGTGCCGCATGTTCGTCACCAACAAAAGTAGCTGTACCGGAAACACCAGCCTGATCGTATGTGCCCGTAGCTGTACCAGCCAATGAGAACAATGAAGAGATAACTTCTTGGTCGATTTCAGCAGTAATCTCTTGAGCTAGTGCTGCCATGATTTCTGCTTCAACGTCAAGACCGTGCATTGACTGCGCGTCTTGTGCTGCTTCGAAAGTCCAACGTGCGCTGAGCTTACGTGTCTTAGCTTCAACAGTCTGCTTAAGGACTTGGATGTTTAGCTTACGACCAGCTTGACCTTCAAGTGCGGAAGTAGCTTCTGCACGTTCAGTCGTTGCGTTACCTGAGTAACCGTTTGCAATTGCAAAAGGACTCAATGCTTCGTCACCAGCGATTGCGCCAGCAGCTGTTTCGGCATAACGCACACGTAGTGTGTGGATTTGACCGACTGGTCCTGTCATTGGCTGTACACCAACAAGTTCGTTAGCAATCACTGTTGGCATAACACGACGGATAACAGGCAAAATCACTTTGTTAAGTGTTGCGATGTTACCAGCGGATGTGCCACCGATTGATGCAGATTCTGTCAAGCCACGCTTAGTGTTCTCAAGAATGGTCTCCATTACTGCTTTTTTATTTCCGGTCAAACCGTCGGTCAATGCAACCTTAGTCGCTGCCCAATTTTCAAATAGTACGTTTGTCATTTGTCTTTTCCTTTTTAGCTTAATCCTGCTAATTTCTTTAATTCAATAATATCAGCGGAGCCGCCAACGTCTGGTTGGGCGCTCTTATTGACCTTGTCACCGTTTACTTCGTGTTTACGAGTTTCGGTAAGGTTGGCTTTTTTAGTTACTTGTGCTTTCACATCAGCTTCTTCTGAAAGAACGCTTGGAAGGTACTTTTTATAAGACTGTTTTAACTGTGCAGTTTTAACAGACTCAAGTAGAGTTCCCATTAGTTCTTTCTGGCCTTTGTTTAGTGGACCAAGCATTTCGCTCATAATAGCTTTACGCTCGCTCAAGTCATTAGTGACCCGAACTTTGCGGTGTGCTTCTTTAAGAGCTTGATCTTTAGCAGTAATTGCGTCGTTAGACTCTGCAACGGTCTGCTTAAGACCCATAATTTGTTTAGCAAGTTTTGCGGCCTGTGTGCTTTCGCTCAAGGTGCTTGTCATAAACTCACTTGCGAATGTTTCAAAGATTTTACGACCAAAATCGTTTTCTTTGGCTGTCTGAATGTCTTCACGTAAAGAACTGAGTTCCTTGCGCATAACACTCTCAACCATAGTTTCGAGTTTGGCGGCACCTCTTTTAACGAAGTTGCGCTTTGCAGCTTCGATAACTTTGTAACCTTCGCGTACCATTTTAACTTTTTGTTCTGCAAGAGAACGTTTGTCGTCGTGGAATTCATTTAATTCGGTTGATAGCTGTTTAAGAACGAATTCTTCTAGCTTACCAAAATTAGCCTTTTGTGATTTGCGGTCTTCGCGCAATTCACGAATTTCTTTCGCAAGAACTTCGTTTAGGAAACCTTCAAGCATTTTAGCATGTTCTTTGACCGCTTTCTTATAACGAACGCGATCCTTTGCTACATTTGCTTTGTCTTCTGAGAACTCTTCGAGTTCTGTTTTGATGGCTTCTGTCAACATAGCATCCATTGCTTCAACAATCTGTGTCTTGTCATTTTCATAACGAGACGCAAATTCTTCACGCAAGTTTGCTGTCAAAGTTTCACGCTCTTCCGCAATGCGGGTTTCGAACGCTTCATTTAGCTCTGATTGTAGTTCTTCATTAAGAACGTTGCTGCCGAGAATTTCATTAAATGACTTAGGCATGTTTATCTTCTCCCTAGGTCTTGGATAAATCGTTTCATCTCTTCTTTGAGATATTTTTGTGCTTTGTAGTCATGGTTTACGCTTTCTGCCACGTCCCAAAAAGTTCCGCCTCTACGATGATTCATAATCTGTTCGTAAATTGCGTCCGGATACGCATCCGGTGCGCTTGGGTTTGCTACGATATCAACTGTAACAATTTCAAAATCAGATACATTTCCTGATCCATCAACATTGCCAGAACCACGTGAACTGACGCCGAGTTTTACACCACTTTCCAGTAGTGTTTTACAGATGTTACCCATTGGAGTGGGTAACATTTTTAGTTTACCGATACCGTCATTCCCTTGCATGTCCATTTCGACAATTGCATGAGAAACACGGTCGATATTGATGTTCAAATCATCTGGATGATCTGCCTCACCAAGGACCGAAAAACCACTGTTAATCTTTTCACGCAGTGTCTTTACAGCACTAGTGATTTCATTAACAGGGTATACACGTTCATTTTGATTGCGTTTGTCACCTTGGATGAAGATGCCATGCATGTACAGGTCTTTACCGCCTTGGCCGTTGTCGCGGCTTTCGGTTGTAATATGAGCTGCACTAGGCGCAATAACTTCTCTAAGTGGGGTAAACATAATCAATGTGTCCTTTAGCTACCAATATTCGATTTAGCTTTTTCAGACTTGTTGGACGGTGCTGCCACTTTTTTGTCCATCTTGCCTTTTTGCTCTTGTGGTCCAGTAACGCTCATCTTTTTAGCTGAGTCGCCTTTGCCACCTTTTTCGTCGCTACCACCAGCAAAATTAACTGCCTTGCCACCGTCGCCGATTGCAGGCTGGTTTTGGCGGATTGGAGACGTTTTGTCACCTGTGTCTGATACTTTTTTAACAGCTACTTTATTGAGCTTTGCATCTTCCATAGCGAATGACTCTTCGAATTCGTCTTCGTCGTCTTCATATTCGTCTGGTGAGTCAAGATTAATGTCGTCTTCGCCACCGAATGTATCAGCAACTTCATCATCCATATTGTCGCCCATGCCTTCGTCACCCATAATGTCAGCAAATGCTGCTTTGAGTTCATCGAACGCATCTTCAAAGTTTACAAACGAGTCTTCGATATCGGCTTCTGCTGGTACAGCGTCGCCCATTTCGTCGTCCATGCCCATTTCGTCGCGCATATCCATATCATCGACATCCATTTCGTCGGCCATATCGTCGTCCATGCCCATTTCGCCTTCGAGATCGTCCATGTCGTCGTCGTCGTCTTCACCGAAATACTCTTCAGTTTCAACTTCGTCTTCCATTGTCTCAATATCGTCTTCGAAATCGCCAGTCTTATTGTCGTCAAAATAACCTTCGTCTAGGTCTTCGTCAGCATCTTCGTCTAATTCAAGATCGGCTTCTGCTGCATCGTCTTCTTCAGCTAAATCTGCGTAAATTTCACGCGCTGATTCGATAATATGCTCATGTAACATTTCACTAGCAAGATCGCTCTCACCATTTACCATGTACTCTAGCACTTTTTCGAGTTTTGATTTTTTCATTTTCACACTCCTAATACCTCGTCGTGAGGTGTTTGTTTTACATTACTTCAATGGTATTTACCTACAAAGCATCTTACCTTGTTAAAAGACGCAAAAAAGCATGAAAAAAGTCAAATAGTATGACTTAATTCCATGCTGTTTGTCCTAAGTAATGATTTTTAAATTTCTTCGTCTGGTCTACCGTAAATATAAGCCACGTCATCGATACGTTGCTTCTGTTCAAGGTCCTCAATACTACGAGTTTTACGTAATTTTTGCAGATGTCGAAGCGTAATTCTTGGACGACGCTTATGGTCAATATCAACAATTGTATAATTGTCGTCTTTCTCATCATATATTTCTGTTAAAAATTCTATACTTTTCATGGTGTTGGTTCCTCTTCGTCGCCATCTTCTGCACCGCTAATAGCAGATTCACCCTCGTCTGCAAATTCGTCGTCAAATTCTCCGTCAAGGTCTTCTTCAGATTCAAAATCTTCCAATGATCCGTCTGCACCACCTTGGATGCCGACATTGTTCAGGTCACTGAATTCATCACTGTCAACTGCACCCTCGGTGTCACCCTTGATTGGATTTTCTTGCTTCCACATTTTTTCATTTTCAAGGATTTCGTCATCGGTTAATTGTAGGTACTTCTTAAGTGCAAATCGCTTACTCATGTATTCAACACCTTCAACTTGTCCAAATACACCAGCACGTGCTCCATTGATTTCAATCTCACGATAATCACTGAAACTTTGTGGCTCGACGAAATTCAATACAAATTGGCTTGAGTCAATTTCATATCCACGGTGCTTCAAAAACATTTTAAATTCTTTGTCAAACGTTGGCTGAACCATACGTTGTAGTCTGCGGCAATATTGTGTGAAACGATATTCCTGAATAAATGCGGTGCCTTGTCTGCCATCATTCATGACCGCAGTACCGTCATCTGGTCCTGTTGGTAGGTAGCTGGACGGAATACGTAAGCCACGGGCTAACTTGTTGTTAAAGAATTTAAGGTCATCAATGTCACCTAAGCCTGTACCGCCTGGTAATGTATCAACTTTTGATCCACGTCCTTCAGCAGTTTGAGCAAAGAAATAGTCCTCCATGATAGACAATGGGTTGTATTGTGCATCCATCATATTGCTGCCACCACCTGTTTTACTGGGGATGCGGCGTTGATGAATTTCATTCTTGACACGCTCGACATGGGACATAGCTTGGTGTGCAGGCATATCACCTACATCGATATAAAAGATACGACGTTCTGGTGCACGTTGGACACGATAGATAATGATTGAATCTTCTAGTAATTCTTTTTGCTTGTATGTTTTGAAAATAGCGTCTAAGATACTATTACCAAATGGCCAGCTTAAGTCCATGCCATCTGTAATAGCGATATGAATAACATGAGACGCGTCTACTGTGGTTTCAGTTTCGCTACCCATGCCGTTCACATTGTTTACCTGTGCTACATTCCGTGATTGCATAGTACCCAGTCCAGCAATTTGATGACCGCCATTATGTGGTGTGGTTGCTATTAATGTTTGGAAATTAGGATCAAGGTTTTTAAGAACATACTGTGCAGGTTCTTTGCCATTTGCCTCGTCAACAATAACACGCATAACGTCCGATGGATTTACATAAAACAATTTCCATGTTTCTGGATCACGAACAAATGGCTGGTCGCCATATTTTACAGTATTACGGAATGTATTGAATAAACGGCGGTCCCAGTCATTGACACGACACCATTGTTTTAGTACAGTCTGTAAAACTTCACTTTCAGTTTCGGTTGGATCATCATTCCATTCAATAACAAATGGAGTGGTGGTGCTTTCGTCTTGTTGGGTTGAGAACTCAGCAATAGTGTCCAATGCAGTGTTGATTTCACTATCTTGGTCCATGGCGTCATATTGCATATAACGATCCATTCTGTTGGGTTGGCCTGTATATACCTCCGGCAACCAGCTTTGGAAGCGGCTTGCACTATCGTTGCCTCCTTTTCTTGCACCACTGATTGGGCTTTGTTGTCCGTTGTATGTCGTAAAATGCTTGCGCCAGCTCATATTAGTATTACCTTCTTTGTTTCTATTGCCAATATTTAGTTGTTTTCAAAAGCAGTGATTAATCTGCGAAGTAAATGATTAGTTTCTTGTGCGTGTTTTTGATAATTTTGATAATGATGTGCCTGTTGTTCTTGCTCTTTTACCAAGTCTTTTTCACGTTGGCTGTTTCGTCGCGCACTATCTGTTTTTATATCAGTTTCTGAGGCACCATGTTTTGTTGGCTTTGGTTGCTCTGGACGGGTGCGCTCAGATTGGTCAATAATTGGTGATACGTTGCGATTGTTGGCCAATGCATTAGGAATGTTTTCGATAAGTTCAGCGCGAACTTCGACGGCTGGTACAACTGGTGCAGGGACATTTATTGTCGGAATATCTTGTTCTGGAACAACAATAGCTGGTACAACTGGTGCAGGGACATTGATATTTGGGGCTACCTGTTCTGGAACAACAATAGCTGGTACATGAACATTGGTTGTCGGAATATCTTGTTCTGGAACAACAATAGCTGGTACAACTGGTGCAGGGACATTTATTGTCGGAATATCTTGTTCTGGAACAACAATAGCTGGTGCATGAACATTGATAGCTGGGACATCTTGCTCTGGAACAACAATAGCTGGTGCATGAACATTGATAGCTGGGACATCTTGCTCTGGAACTACAATAGCTGGTGCATGAACATTGATTGTTGGAGTATCTTGTTCTGGAATAACAATAGATGGCACGGCTGGTGCATGAACGTTGATTATCGGCTCGACATAAACTTCAACAACTGGCGGTGATGGCATCAGCGATTCTAAGAATCTCTGCCCTCTGATTCCATGACGCCAAGCATTATCTGTCGTCATACCAGTTTCTAGTGCACCAGTTTCGGTTGGTCTTACTTGTCCTGCCTGAATGGGGGCATTGTGTTCAATAATTGGTGGAAGGTCAGTTGCCCGTTGGGTTCGCGTTTCATTTTTATATATACGAGATTCCCTAACGGCATCCGCGCGATTTGACTCTGTGGCTGCTTCAATTGCTGCGCGGTAATCGTCTGGTTCGGGCATTGTGCCGTCACCTGCGGCGGTAGGCGCGGCGATGAACTGTGCGGCCAATGATACAGGACCGCCTAAAATTCTTGCCGCGTTGGCCATAACCTGTACAGCTTTGACTGCGGCTGACGTTGACGTTACACGGGCCGCGTTGGCGACGACTATTGCCGCCTCACGGGCTGCAATAGAGCGGGCGGTAATAATAGCAGATGCTTCCCTAGCGGCTGCGGCGGCTGACGTTGACGTTACACGGGCTGTGGCCACCGCAGCAGTGCGGGCGGCTGTGGCCGCATTCGAGACGATGTTAACGGCACCAACAGTGGCCCTAGTGACTACAGATTTGCCCCATGCAATTGCAGTGTATACACCAAGGCCGCTAAGTATTGTGCCGCCGACGCCGCTGCCTGCGCCTGCGCCTTCTCGACCACGCAAATATCCCAACAGGGCGGTAGCAGCACCAGCCATAAGGAGTGTGGACTTATCAACGTCCTTAAGTAGGTTATATGTCCCACCTACGAGGTTTGTATCAGTATATGCTGCTGTAAGTGCATCTAGCGCCCCGATCATGCTGGTGCCTGCGGCCCCCACTATGTCAGAATCACCCATCAGTTTGGCCATAAGGGTATCAAACCCACCAATCACTGTTTCTAATGCTGCCAACTGCAATGTGACCGCTGCATCCTCAAACGTTGATCCTAGTCCTATCAGTGGTGATAGCGCCATTTCAACGCTAGTACGTATAAATTCTTGTTGATTTTCGGCAGCGTCAGTGTTCAATCCAGCGGCGTCACGGCGCATACCTAATAACAATCTGGCGTTTTCAGCCTGTGAGCCATTTGTCAAGGCTATAAGAGATAACCTCTCGCGTTCGTCGCCGGAGATTGCATTTTGCATGTTTCCAACCATTGAAGTTAATTCTGCTAGATATTCTGGGTTGCTCTCGTTGCCTACGTTGGCCGTGATAAAGTCATCTATCCCAGATATCATTG